ACGAGGCTTTGCAGTAATAGACAAGAAAAGATTTAACGCATGGTTAAACGACCCTGATAACAGGGCATTTCGCACAAGGGCAGGGCGCATCTAATGGCATTGACAAACTACGCAGACTTACAGACTACGATTGCCAGTTACCTAGCACGTAGCGATTTAACGGCAATGATTCCTGACTTTATCAGGCTTGCTGAAACACGTTTACGTAGGGAGTTACGTATTCGCCAAATGTTAAAGGTAGTAACAACGACAGCAGTAGCAGGCGATTCTACAGTAGAGTTACCGTCAGACTTCTTGCAAATGCGTGACATACACCTAAACACAAACCCTGTAGCAACATTAGAGTACCAGTCACCTAGCGCATTATTCCGTAATTCTCGCACTATGGACTCTGGTCTACCGCATCAATATACTGTCCTAGCACAAGAGTTTCAATTATCTCCAGTACCAGACAGTAACTACACAATAGAACTTCTATATTACGCAGCACCAGTATTTATGAGCAGTTCAGTACCATCAAATGCGTTTATGGCTATCTGTCCAGACCTGTTACTTTACGGTGCTTTGGGTGAGGCAGAAACATACATTATGAATGACCCAAGACTGCAAACATGGGCAGCATTATATGAAAGAGCATTGAGTGCATTAACAGTAAGTGATGACCAAGGGGAATACGCAGGTTCGCCTATATCAATAAGCATAGCTACTAGATAATGCTAACTGACATACAAAAAGAATTAAGAAGAGCATCTCAAAAAAGATATGCTGACAAAAATAAAGAAAAAGTAAACGCTGCAACTAGAAAATGGAACTCAGAGAATAAAGACAAATTATCTATTGCTGCAAAAAAGTATTATGAAAAAATTAAAGATACTGAAGAATTTAAAGAAAATAATGCAAAACGAGTAAGAGAGTGGAATAAAAATAATCCAAATAAAGTTTTAGAGCAGTCATCAAGAAAAAGAGCTTCAAAATTAAATAGGTTGCCATCTTGGTTAAGCAAAGCAGATTTATTTGAAACTGAGTGTGTATATATTTATGCAAAAGCATTAAATAATGTTGGGTTAAATTATCATGTTGACCACATTATTCCATTAAGAGGAAAACAAGTTAGTGGCTTACATTTAGCTGCGAATTTGCAAGTAATACCAGCAATGGACAATTTAACTAAAAGCAATAAATTTAAGGAGTATTAATATGTCTGAAATGAGTAACTATTTAGAAAATGCTTTAATTAATGTAACGCTACGAGCTACATCTTACACAGCACCAACAACAATTTATGTGGCACTTTACACAAGTGACCCTACAGATGCTAACACAGGTACAGAAGTATCTGGTGGCTCTTACGCACGTACATCCGTAACATTTGCTGCACCATCAAACGGTGCTAGTTTATCTAACGCAGACTGCACATTCCCACAGGCTACAGCTTCATGGGGTACAGTAGGTTGGATTGGCTTAATGGATGCATCAACATCAGGCAATCTTTTATACCACACTCCATTAGACGTATCTAAAGCAATTGATACTGGCGATATATTCAAAATCGCTTCAGGTAGCCTTTCAGTAACATTATCTTAGGGGTAAGTTATGCCTCTTATAGTCAAGGATAGGGTACAGGAAACATCTACCACTACTGGTACTGGCACTCTTACACTTGCCGGTGCTGTTAGTGGCTTTCAAACATTTTCCTCTGCAATAGGTAACGGGAATACAACTTACTACGCTATCGTAGGCGGTTCTGAGTGGGAGGTAGGACTAGGAACTGTCGCTGCCGGTACATTGGCTAGGACTACAGTTATTGCATCGTCTACAGGCTCTGCTGTATCGTTTAGCGCAGGTACTAAAAACGTATTCTGTACCTATCCTGCTGACCGTGCTGTTGCTCAAGATAGTACGCTTACTGCTTACGCTCCACAACTTGCTGCATCAAATGGTCTAGTGCTAAATAACATGACAGTCAGCGCAAATTACACAATTCCTACTGGTTATTCTGCTAGTTCTGTTGGCGCAATAACTATAAATAGCGGTGTATCTGTCACAGTTCCGGCAGGGAGTCGTTGGTGGATACTTTAAGGAAACAATATGGCTTCAATAATTGATGCTTCAACGGCTGGGGTAGGTGGGATAATAACCACGGCAGATAATAGTGGCAACTTAAACATACAAAGCGGTGGCACAACTGTAGCGGCTGTGACATCAGCAGGTGTAGCGGTTACTGGAACATTGACAGTTAATGGTACTGCTGTTGCTACGGCAGGTGGTGCAGTATCAGGAACTACAGGTACATTTAGTGGCGCTGTATCATGTACAGATTTAACCACTACTGGAAATACTATTTTAGGTAATGCTTCTACCGATACGACAAGTATAAATGGTGGAGTTACAATAACTTCAGCAGACCCTCATATTATTCTTCAGCCAGCAGCAGATGGCGGTCGTGCTGCTATTAGTTATAAAGCATTTAATGGAACAACTTATTGGACTGTAGGACTTAGACCATCAACTAGCGCGTATCATATAGGCGTAGGCACAGACCTAGCTGGGACAGGTGTTTATCTTGCTTATAATGGTACATCATGGACAGCAAACTCTGACGAACGAATGAAAGATATTATTGAGCCTATTACAGATGGGTTAAATAAAGTTGCTGCATTGCGTTCCATTATTGGTAAATACAAAACAGATGCAGAAGGTGTGCGTAGGTCATTCTTAATTGCACAAGATGTACAAGCTGTATTGCCTGAAGCTGTAGAATCATCTAACCCTGATAATTTAGGTGTTAATTACGCAGAAGTAATACCATTGCTTGTAGCAGCAATTAAAGAATTAAAAGCAGAAGTAGACTTGCTTAAAGGAGTTAACTAATGCCTATATTATTGGCGGCGCAGACGACAGGCGTCACAACCATCCAAGCTACAGACACGGTGACTGCTACAATGACCTTGCCATCCGTATCGGGTATTGTACCAACACAAGACAGCACAACAGGTGCATTGACATTACCTACTGGCACAACAGGACAACGACCAACAGCCTCAACAGGCATGGTTAGGTATAACTCAACACTAGGCGTTATGGAATACTACAATGGTACGGCTTGGTATAGCGTAACGCCAATGCTTCCTCCATCTAGCGTAGAGTATCTAGTCGTAGCTGGTGGTGGTGGCGCAGGTTTGCCAAACCCAGGATTTGACCGTTCAGGTGCTGGTGGAGCTGGGGGTTTTAAAACTGCTACAGGTCTAGCCGTTATTGCTGGGTCTGCTATAACTGTTACAGTAGGTAGTGGCGGTTCTGCTGGTACTGGAAGTGCAGCAACAAACGGCTCTAATTCAGTATTTAGTTCAATTACATCAACTGGCGGTGGTGCTGGCGGCAGCTATAATGCAACAGGTGTTGCTGGCGGTTCAGGCGGTGGAGGAGGAACAACATCTGCATTTTCTGGTGGAGCAGGAACAGCAGGTCAAGGCTATGCTGGTGGTACTGGTACTTATGGTGGTACTGGTGGTGGTGGTGGTGGTGGTGGTGGTGCAGGTTCTGGGTCTACTGCGGGTATTGGTGTTGCATCATCATATTCTGGCTCTTCTGTAACTTATGCCGTAGGCGGGGCGGGAACAGGTGCAACAGGCGCGGGTGCAGCTAATTCTGGTAATGGTGGTGGCTGTTCTAGCTCTCAATATGCTAACGTATATGCTGGTGGTTCAGGTATAGTTATTATTCGTTATGCAGATACTTCTGCTGCTGCAACCTCAACCACAGGCTCACCTACAATAACCGTTGCTGGTGGATACCGTGTCTATAAATGGACAGGTTCAGGTTCAATTACATTCTAGGAGCTTAAATTGGCTTATTTCGCAAAATTAGATGAAAACGATGTCGTGATAGATGTCCACGCACTTAACAACATAGAGATGCTAACCGCTGAAGGTGTAGAGTCTGAGGACATGGGTAAGGCTTTCTTTATCCGTTGGTCTAACGGTCACTCTAAGTGGGTGCAAACATCATACAACGGTACTATCCGTAAGAACTACGCAGGTATCGGCTACACATACGACAGAGTGCGTGATGCGTTTATCGCACCTCAACCTTATGCAAGCTGGACTTTAGATGAAGACACCTGCCAATGGTCAGCACCAGTAGCTATGCCTACAGACGATAAAGTATATGCATGGAATGAAGAAACACTAGCATGGGTTGAGAATGTCTAACCTACTAATCAAAGGGGCAACATCAGGTACAACTGAATTAGCTGCTGTTGATAATGTAACGGCTACCATTACACTACCTGCTACTAGTGGTATATTCCCAAGACAGGATGCTGCTACAGGTGCTTTATATTTACCAGCAGGGACTACGGCTCAACGACCTACAGGTGCTACAGGTAAGTTTCGTTTTAATACAGACTTAGGTGTGCTTGAGTATTACAATGGGTCAGCTTGGTATAGTGTTACTGGCACAATAATTTAAGGATATAACATGGCAATCACATTAGACGGAACGGCTGGAATTACATCAAGTGGAGTGGTTGGTACTGCATCTACTGGTGCATTAATTATTCCTGCTGGAACTACCGCAGAACGACCAGCAAGTCCATCAGCAGGTATGACACGATACAATACTAGTTTAGGATATACAGAATATTATAATGGCACTACTTGGTATAGTTTAACCCCAATAGTTCCAACATCTACTGTTGAATATCTAGTAGTAGCTGGTGGTGGTGGTGGTGGGCGAAATGCAGCAGGTGGTGGTGGTGCAGGTGGATTTAGAACTGCTACAGGTTTGGCTGTGTCGGCAGGTTCAGCTATTACTGTTACCGTAGGTGCAGGTGGCACAGGCGGAACTGTTGGTGCAAATAGCAAAGGTTCTGATTCAGTATTTGGCTCAATAACTTCTGCTGGTGGTGGTGGTGGTATTGGTTCTTCAGCAGGAACAACAAATAGTACTGGCGGTTCTGGAGGTGGCGGTTCTTGTGATGGCACAGTAACTGGAGCTGCTGGAAATACACCGAGTACAAGCCCATCGCAAGGTAATAACGGTGGTAATGGTTCGTTATCTTTAAGAGGGTCTGGTGGTGGTGGTGGTGCAGGAGCAGTTGGTAGTAATGGAACATCAAATGTTGGTGGAAACGGTGGCGCAGGTACGGCTTCTAGTATCTCAGGTTCATCAGTTACATACGCTGGTGGTGGTGGTGGTGGAGATATAAACGGTCCATATACAGGCGGAACTGGCGGCGGTGGTGCTGGAACTTATGGTGGAACTGCTGGAAGCGGAACTGCTAATACTGGTGGTGGCGGTGGTGGAGAAGGTCAAAATGCTGGAACATCAGGTAATGGTGGTTCTGGTATCGTAATTATTCGATATCCAATCTAACATAGGGAGATAAAATGACAAAAGATAATGTAACTAAAATAAAAGAAGTAAAGCAAACGCAATGCTTTTCTTATGAAGTAACAATGCTAGTTCATATCATTGCAGATGATGAGGCAAATGCTAAGGCTCAGCTTGATGAAAAAGGTGGCATTGTCAGCAAGCGTGATGTTAAATTAGTTAATTCAGTTGTTCTTTAC